AAAGATACTGATTATATTTGGCAAATTAATTATCCCGATAAGACAAGAAAGTTTGTTGATGCTAAGTATAAAAAATTAGGTAATCCTCTACGATTTGTAAATAGTGTAACGGAAGAAGGTGACCCCAATCAAAACGTGGAGGTTTTTCAAAAACATAAAAATATTTATTATAAAACTATAAAAGGTATTCTTCCAGGTTCAGAAATAATAACTGATTACGGAGATTCTTACTTTGGGATAAGTGATTCTGAAGATGACGATGACAGTGATCGTTTTGAAATAATAAAAGAACCTAAAAAATTCAAAAAATGGAAAAATAAAGGAAAAGGTAAAGGGAAAAGAAGGTCAAGAAAAAGATAATGTTAAAAAAAATATGTTTCTTTATAATTAAATGGGCATAGGACCAACTAAAATAGATTATAAAGAAAGAGATTTTACAGAACAACCTTTAGAAGAAGAAGAGATTGATATTCTATTAAAAGCTTTACCGAAAGAAAATGTAATCAATAGTATCAAGAATGATGGGAGAGAAAAAATATTAAGAACAATGAGTGACCAAAAAGTATTTAATATTAGAGGTGACAGTATTTTTGACTACTATTTTACTAATAATAAACAAGAACTTAAAAATTGCATGAGAGGACATATGAACCAAGATGATACTCCTTGTGAAGACGAAAAATTTAAAAAGATGATAACTACTATGCCTAATTTAGTACTAGGACCGTTAGAAGTAAAACAAACACAATGGAATACAGAAAAAAATACTTTACAAACGCAATGGGACAGTGACAAACAAAAATGGAATACAGAAAAAAATACTTTACAAACGCAATGGGACAGTGACAAACAAAAATGGAATACAGAAAAAAATACTTTACAAACGCAATGGGACAGTGACAAACAAAAATGGGACACAGAAAAAAATACTTTACAAACGCAATGGGACAGTGACAAACAAAAATGGGACACAGAAAAAAATACTTTACAAACGCAATGGGACAGTGACAAACAAAAATGGAATACAGAAAAAAATACTTTACAAACGCAATGGGATACAGAAAAGCAAGATTTGAAAAAAAAAATTTCCGAAGAGAATAGTGGAAGTAAAGAATTACAAACTAAATATAAAGAACTAGAGGAAAAATACAAAATTGCAGATTATAACCATAAACACTATCAAACCCAATGGAAAATTGCTTTCAAAAAGGTGGATAACTCTAGGAAAGAAGTTGTAAGGAATACTCAAAAATTGAAATTAGGTAGATTTTTACTAGAGGCTGATATATATAATCAAGAGTTAAAAGCAAAAATGTCTACTGAAAGTGTAAGAACTTTCACTAAAAATGGAGATGTGAAAATTGATTTTAAAAAAATTATGAAACATAGCTGGTTTGAAAATTATTTTAAAGAGGCTCATAGAAATGGAAAAAGCTATTTACGATATCTTGTAAAAAATATGAAAAATGGAAAATATAAGAAAGTAGTGGAACAATTTATTAAACTAAAAGATGACATTATAAAAAAAGAAAAAGATTTATTACCATTGTACTTTCTTTTCGTCTTTTTATGTATGAAAGTAGACGAAAGTTATCAACAAAAAAGAATTGTTGCAAACAAAGATATATGGGATAAATATAAGTCTTTCTTTAAAGGTTTTGGAATTTATGTAACAGAACTTGAATATGCAATAAGATTTGTACTGTTCAATTCATTTCGGATAGCTCTTGATTATTCTTTATATAATGATTCTAAAGGACTTGATGTATTTTTAAAAGATGTTTTAAATTTAATGGATGAATATTTAGGTGAAAATTACATAAAATATTTAAAGCATTTCGATGTAAGTACAGAATTTAATTGGGAAAATGAAAAAGAAGAATTACAGTCTCAAGTGACTAAAGGGCAAAATTATTTTAAAAAATGGAATGAATCAATTGCTACGCATAAAAAAGAAAAAGAAGAATTGTTGTCCAAACATAAAAAAGAAAAAGAAGAATTACAGTCTCAAGTGACTAAAGGGCAAAATTATTTTAAAAAATGGAATGAATCAGTTGCTGCGCATAAAAAAGAAAAAAAAATATTGGAGGATAAATTATCTGAAATGGGTGGAATACCTAAAATTGTATCAAAAGGAAAAACAAAGAAAAATGTATCTGAAACACAATGTAAAGATTGGGCAAAATGTACTGGTAAAAAGTGGGCTTCTTCGGGAAGTTGGCCCAATGACCCTACAGGTTGTATTACTAGCGGTAAAAATGTATGGTATAATACAAGAGAAACTTCTCATGGTTGTGGTTATAGAGGTTATAATTGTGTTGAACGATAAATAAACTTTAAAAAAATATCTTTATTTATAATTAAATGGGAGCAGGTCCAACTAAAATTGATTATAAAGAAAGAGATTTTACAAAACAACCTCTAGAAGAAGAAGAAATTAATATATTATTAGATGCTCTACCAGAAGAAAATGTCATCGATAGTATCGAGTCTGAGGGTAGAGAAAAAATAGTAAGAGCAATGAGTGATCAAAAAATTTTTAATCTTAAAGGTGATAATATTTTTGACTACTATTTTACTAACAACAAAGAAGATATTAAAGGTTGTATGGCAAACCAATTTACTAGGAACGGAACACCATGCCCTGATGAAAAATTTAACAAAATGATAACAAAGATACCTGATTTGGTACAAGGTCCTTTAAAAGAAAAAGAAACCGAATGGGATATTGAAAGGACTAGTTTGCAAGGTAAGTATGATACTTTAGAACAAAAAAGACAACAAAATTTGGAAGCATTAGCATTGGATGGATTTTTAGCAAATCCTAAGATGTATAACAAAATGTTAATGGAAAAAATGTCTGAAAAAGCTTTAGATATTTTTACTAAAGATGGAGATATTGATATTGACGTTAAAGAATTCGTAGAACATCCAAGTATTAAAAGTACTTTAGATAGGACTCATATAGAAAAAAAAACGATTATACCTGATGTTATAGAAGGTCTTAAGAAACAATCTTCTAACTTATTAAACGGGTTTAACAAAGAAGCGGCAGACGGTGTAAAGTCTCAAATGCCTTCAATATTATTTTTAATGTTTATTATACAAATGAAAATAGCAGTACAATATTCAGGTTCAGAAAAAACAAAAATAGCATCGAATATGACATTGTATAATTATTTTTCAGAATTTTTCGATGAATTAGGAATTGACCAAAATAATATAGAATATACACTAAAATTTATTACTTTCAATACATTCAAAAAATTTATGGATTATGATTCAAAAAATGATGTTAAAGGAATTGATTTACATTTACAAGATTTTTTAAAATTAATAAAGGAATTTGGAGGAGAAGAATATTTAAATTATTTATCTAATTTAAATATTGGTACAGTTCAAAGTTTGCAAAAATTAGTAGAAAGAACTTCAGGTCCACCTCTTAATAATATAAGTAAAAAAGAATGTTATGATTGGGCTGAAATGAAAGGTCTTGAAAATCGTGGGGACTATGAAAATTCAAAAGAAATACCTGGATGTTTTTTATACACAAATAATAAAGTATATTACAATAAAACTGGCGATACAAACAGAGATTGTGATCCTTCTTTTAAATGTATACAAAAAGAAGATTATAAGCCACTGTTTAATAGATTTAGAAAAAATGCATTGAAAAATGTTGAAGAAGTTACTACTGGAAAACCTCTAAAAAATTTGACTAGAGAAGAATGTTATCAATGGGCTGATATGAAAGGTCTTTTGAATAGAGGGAAATACAATCATTCAAATGAAGTTCCTGGATGTTTTTTATACACAAATAATAAAGTATATTACAATGAAACTGGTAATAAGGACAAAGAATGTTCAACTTCTTTTAAATGTATACAAAAACCAAAAAAATATAGTAAAAGCGAATTTAATTCTCAAAAAGATGTTTTAGAATCTGAAATACAAAAAAATTTATTAAGTAACGTTGTTAGAGTAACTGATGGTAATAATAATAAATCCGTTTCTGAACAACAATGTAAAGCATACGCTAAATCTTTACAAACATTTGTGAAAAAAGGAAATGATACGAGTGGATGTTATTTAGCTCCTATAGGTGGGGGAGTTAGCTACAGTGTTTTTTATAATAAAAAGACAGGTAAAGGAAAATGTTATTATAATAATGATTCTGACTACAGGAAATGTATCCAAAACAATCTTAACAGAAACAATACATATTCTAAGAAGAGTTGCAATGGAAACGTAGGAGGAGAATATGATTGTCGTGTTGATGGAACATGGGACCAAATTACGGTAAAAGGATGGGACAGAAATAAATATGGACAAAAACTCGATGATGCTAAACACTTTTGTAATACTCACAAAGATTGTGTAGCTGTCGCTAGCTCTAATCCAAATTGGAATTGGCCAGTACATACGACGTCTAAATTTAAACCTTGTAATAATGGATATAAAGAAGTTACTAGTGGGAAACCAAATTTGAGTGTGAGTAAAGAGGAATGTAAAGAGTATAATGTTGAAAAGGGACGAAATTGGGCTGAATTTGGTTACACAGACAGACCATCTGGGTGTATTACAGATGATCGTCAAGACGGGTGGACGTATTGGAATACAAATTCAAACTCAAACAATTGTGAAACAAAATATAAATGTGTCCAGAAAGGAAACAATTGTAACCCAAAAATGAATTATCACAATAAACGAAAATGTAAAAAACCATTAGATGGTATTTGGTCTATAGGGGTAGGACATTCATGTGAATGGGAATGTCCAGGTAGAAGTGGTATTGAAAAATATACAGTACCTAAATTTCACGCAGATTCTGCTTATGCATGTAGTGCTCGAGATTACACATACGACAAAGAAAAAGGAGCACACTCAGGAGGTGATAGAAAATTAGTAAAAGGAAGCAAGGGTCATTTTTCATGCAGGGCACAAAATGGAGCAAATTATGGATATAAATCTTATAAACATCAAGACAATGCAATGACGTATAAATCTTCATGTTCTGATTGGGATAATCCAGCAATGTTTTATCAAAAAGTTGGCGATGACAAAGAACCTTCTTTAACAGTTTCTGAAGAAGAGTGTAAAGCTTACGCTGATACTCATGGGTACAATTATTCATTAGATAATATTACAAATAATAATAATGATTGTCAAGCTTGGGCGAATGGTGTAGAATGTACAAAAAATCCTGGTTACATGTGGGGTAATTGTAAAAAAGCATGCTATGAAAAATTCAACCCAAAAGGTTGTGTTATAAGAAATAATGACGTATGGTTTAATAAAAAAGAAAGTGATAGAAAATGTGGAGAACAATCAATAAATTGTATACAAAAAAAATAAACTATTCAAAAAATATCTTTCTTTATAATTAATGGGAAATGCATTAGACAGTTTATTTTCTAATTCTAAAGAAAGAGAATTTAAAAAAAACCTTCTATCTGATAAAAAAATTAATGACCTTGTAATTCAAAAACCAAATTTTAATGTTGAACCAGTTTACGAACCTGCGAAGATATTAGAACGTCCTGATGAAGAAAAAATACTAAGAGGAATGACTGGGCAAAAAATTTTTAATATTAAAGGAGATAGTATTTTCGAGTACTATTTTACTCATCATAGAAATGAAATTAGAAATTGTATGAAAAGCCATATTAATAGAGTTAATACACCTTGTCCTGATGAAAATTTTAACAAAATGATAAAAACTATACCTGATTTAGTACTAGGACCTTTAGAAGAAAAACAATCACAATGGAATACAGAAAAAGATAGTTTAGAAAAACAATGGGACAGTGACAAACAAAAATGGGACACAGAAAAAAATACTTTACAAACACAATGGGACAGTGACAAACAAAAATGGGACACAGAAAAAAATACTTTACAAACACAATGGGACACAGAAAAAGATAGTTTAGAAAAACAATTAGAAACACTAGGAAATGAAAAAAAAGCATGGATTGATCGAAAAAAGCAATTAGAATTTGATGTTGGTTCTTGGCGTCGTAGTTATGAAACCACAAAATATAAGTGGAAAAAGGAAGTAGAAGGTCTAAAAAGAATAAATAAATATGATAAAGAACAGTGTGATATAAATTCTTATAGAGGTGCTTACGACCGTTTAAAAATGAGGTACGACGATGAACGTGATGAATGGTTTCAGAAAAAAGAAGACTATAGACTAAAAGTAGAAGAATTAGAAAATCAAAAAAATAGTTTACAAGAACAGTATAATAATCAAAGAGGTACTATGAATACCCGTTGTAATTCGGAAAAAAATAGTATGCAAAATCAGTTTAATGAAGAAAAAAATAGTTTACAAAATAATTTAAATACACTACAAGAACAACATAATAATTTAAAAAGTAATTATGATAACCTAGATGGTCAAAATAACAATAACTATAACCTCTATCAACAAGAACAAGAAAAAAATACTGCATTACAAAATAATTATAATTCAATAAAAATAGAAAGAGACAATTTAAGTGAAGGTTGCGGAATAGCTTCACAAACTCTTACTAAGGAAAAAGCTAATTTACAAAAACAATTGAAAGATATTAATGAAGAAAAAAATATTTTACTAAAAGAAAAAGAAAGACTTAAAAAAATAGAAAAACAATTGAAAGAAGAGCTTGTTTCAGAAACACAGAAAAAAGTCAATTTTATAGAAAAAAATAATAATTTAGAAAAGGAAAAAAAAGCATGGATTGAGCGAAAAAAGAAATTAGAATTTGATGTCGGTTCTTGGCGTCGTAGTTATGAAACCACAAAATATAAGTGGAAAAAGGAAGTAGAAGGTTTAAAAAGAATAAATAAATATGATAAAGAACAGTGTGATATAAAATCTTATAGAGGTGCTTACGACCGTTTAAAAATGAGGTACGACGATGAACGTGATGAATGGTTTCAGAAAAAAGAAGACTATAGACTAAAAGCAGAAAGATTAGAAGATCAAATAGGTACATTAAGAAATCAAAAAAATAGTTTACAAGAACAGTATAATAATCAAAGAGGTACTATGAATACCCGTTGTAATTCGGAAAAAAATAGTATGAAAAATCAGTTTAATGAAGAAAAAGATAGTATGCAAAATCAGTTTAATAAAGAAAAAAAAGAGTTACAAAAAAAGTATAATATTTTAGAAAATAAATATTATGAAGTAGAGGGAGATTATAAAAGTGCTGCAAAAGATTATTCAAATTGCAATTGGCATCGGTCTAAAGAAGCAAGAACTAATTGGAAACAACAAGAAAAATATGATGCATTAAAAAAAAAATATGATTTAATACAAAGTGAAAGAGACAATTTTAATGAAAATTGTGATTCAGCTTCACAAAAAGGTAGTGTTACTAAGGAAAATTCTAATTTACGAAAACAATTGGATGAAATAGAAAAAAAACTAAAGTTGCAAAAGCATTTTGCTGATGCAAGGAGTCAAGCACTTATTGATCTAATGCCAGAAATGGAAAGACAATACGAAACAATTGCAAGATTAGAAAATCAATTAAAAAATTGTTAATAGTTAATAATTTCCTTAGTGTTTATAAATAACTTTTTAGAATACTCATCGAGTGTATTTTACAAAGTTTTTTTCTTTCTTTTAAGTAGTATGAAAGGAGCATTAATGCAATTAATAGCTCGTGGACATCCCGATATATATCTTACAGGGACTCCTCAAATAACATTTTGGAAATCAGTCTATAGAAGACATACTAATTTTGCAATTGAATCGCGACCCCTTCCAGTTATAGGTGGAAAAGTTGAGTTTGGGAAAAAATATGAATTTGGAATAGCTAGACAAGCAGATTTGATAAGTAATATGTACTTAGTTGCAACTTTACCAGCTTTAGGTATTCAAGGTAGTAATCAAAACGGTTCTGGAAGCAAAAAAAGAATTCTTTTAAAATGGTCTGAAGAATTTTCTAACAGTGTTACAGTAACTAATAACAGTCCTCCAATTAGTTATGTATTCTCTTCAGGTCAAGAAGCTGAAATTAATTTTTCAACCGTAACAACTGATAATACAACCAATATAGTAACAGTAACCATGAGTCTCGAAAATAAATCTAATACAATTTCTTATGCTAGGACCACTACGACAGGAGCTTTAGACAAACTACTAACTTCAGGTACTTATGTATTTTTAAAAGGAAATGACAATACAACAGCTAGTGGGATTATTACTACTACATTTAATTATGATACACTTACCTTCCAATTCTTGAAACAGAATGGTGATGTTACAGATAATCAAACTGGTACAGTTAAAATGACTAACGATACCACAGGAACTTTTAACAATACTGTGCATTCTATCAAATGGTTTTATACAATTACTATTCAAAATAGTGACTATACATCACAAGTAGACCCAGGAGATCTTATTAATATCGAACATGCAGCTAACAATACATTTATTAACAAATATCTGTTAGTGAACAGTATCAAACTCGTAGGAGATAACACAATTATTAAAGGACACACTAATGAAATGATATTAGGTAGTGATTTAGATATTGTAGCATCAAATAATTTTAAGTTGGTTTTTGGACAATTTTCAGGAAGTGATGTTAATGCTGCTTGGACTGAAAGAGTAGGTTACGCTTTAATCGAAGATATAACTTTGAAGATTTCACAAAATGTAATCGACAAACAATATGGAACTTGGATGGATATTTGGAGTGAATTGTCATGTCCTAAAAATAAGAAAAAAAGCTTAGATAGAATGGTAGGTGAAAAAAATAGACTAGACCTTATTAACAATGCTATAGAAGGAAGAATTCTATATATACCCTTGAAATTTTGGTTTTGTAATAATCCTGGTCTTGCATTTCCATTAATAGCATTAGGTTTAGAGAAAATGAAAATAGACATTAATATAAGAAAATTTGACAGTTTAGTAATACCTGTTAACAATACTACTGGTAAAAGATACAAAGGAATAACAAGTTTCAGCCCAGCTGTTCCAGAATTACTTTCATGTGGTCTCTTTGTTGACTTTATTTACCTAGATAAAGAAGAAAGAAAATTATTTGTTCATGGAAAACAAGAATATCTTATAGAGCAATTACAAAGTATTCAAGATATAACTGGAGGATATATTAAGAATACAAGTAGCACCGTTTATCAAGAATTAAAATTTCATCATCCTGTTAAAGAAATTATTTGGACTTTTCAAGATAAAAATTATGCTACTAAAAGTGGAAATATATTAGACGTCAATGGTAATATTATAGGAAGAGCCAATTCTTGGTTTAAGTACAATCATAACCCTTTTGAAACTTTAGCACAAGCTGGTGATTGTACATTAGGAAGTAATGGAACTAAATGGAATGGTGTTTATAATGATTTCTTATCACGAGAAAAGGATAATGATATATTTATACATGGTGAAGAAAGAGTGGTAGCGAGAGGAGGAAAATACTTTTCAGTTGTACAACCTTATCAACATCATAAAAATTCCCCAGATAATGGAATATATGTATACAGTTTTGCATTAAGACCAGAAGAACATCAACCAAGCGGAACTTTAAATTTTTCAAGACTAGATAACTTCAAATTAAGATATAAAATAGAACCTAGGGAGAGTGGTATACTATTGAATAAAAGTTTAAATTTAAGCATTTACGCTAAAAATTACAATGTAATGGCTTTCGAAAATGGAAAAGCAGGTATTTTATTTTCAAATTAATTGAATACGTAGATTTCTTCAGAAATTTTTTCTTTGTATTTATTATATAATATGGGTGGTGGTTTAATGCAATTAGTAGCTTATGGAGCTCAAGATATTTATCTAACAGGTAACCCACAAATTACCTTCTGGAAACTAGTATACAGACGCAATACAAATTTTGCAATAGAATCAATTGAACAAACTTTTGCAGGTGCAGTTGATTTTGGTAATAGAGTCACTTGTTCCATTTCTAGGAATGGTGATTTGATCAGTAAAATGTATTTGGTTGCAACTCTACCAGCTTTAACAGTTCAAGAAGCTGCTAGTCCTATTGCTACTCCTGGTGACGCAGCTGTATTAGAATACACTATTGGTAATTTAACTGCAGGTATTACTAATGTTATTGGGACTAATTCTGCTCAATCTATGCATTCTGTAAGTGCTGCGTGGACTGAACATGTTGGTCATGCTTTAATTGATGAAGTTATTGTTGAAATCGGTGGTCAATTAATTGACAAACATTATGGTATCTGGCTTGAAATTTGGAATGAACTTACCCTTTCGTCAGATAAAGAAGAAGGTATGGATGAACTAATTGGTCCTAAACAAAGACATCAGTTACCAATGTCTGCTAAAAATGAAAGAATTATTCATGTTCCTCTTCAGTTCTGGTTTAATCGTAATCCAGGTCTAGCACTACCTCTTATTGCTTTACAATATCATGAAGTTAAAATTATTATTCAATTGAAAGAATTGAATCAATTATGTACTATTGTCTTAGACGGTAGAGGAGTCCAAGGAGATTGTAGGTCAGACTGGGTTCTAGATACTGATAAAGTATTGTCACAATTCCCTAGTTCTTTTATGGGAGTCGATAATAAAAATACAGCTTCTGGATGTAGAATCCAAGGAACAGGAGCTACTGTTAAAACAAGTAAACCAGTTAAAAATTGTCAACTATGGGTAGACTACATTTATTTGGACACTGAAGAAAGAAGACGCTTTGCTCAACAATCTCATGAATATCTTATCGAACAATTACAATTCAACGGGGCAACTAGTACTCCTAGTACAGCTACCACTGAAGTTACTGGTTCTTACAGAATTAATTTTAATCATCCTGTAAAAGAATTAATATGGGTTTATCAAGACAAAAATAGATGTTGTCCTACCGTAGCAGATATTACAAAAAATGCTTGGTTTAATTTCGGTTGGAATGACCACAATTTAGTTTATCCAGGTTATTTAACTGATTCTGCTACAGCTAATGTTACTGGAAACAATAACTTAGCAGCCAATCCATTCATTTTAGACTGTGTTAACGGAGCTGATATGCCTTTAGGAACATGTGGAACACCTAAAGATGGAAGAGTTCATGATTTCCTATCCAATAGTTACACTAATAAGATTCAACTTAATGGTCATGACCGTTTTGCACCAAGACCAGGTAATTATTTTAGATGTGTACAACCTTATCAACACCACTCAAGAGTTCCTGAAAGTCAAATTTACAATTACAGTTTCAGTCTTAGACCAGAAGAGCATCAACCAAGTGGTACATGTAATTTTTCAAGAATTGACAATGCTCAATTGCAGTATTCATTGCAACCTATGATTCTTCCAGCAGATACCGAACTAGGTTTGAGTCCTAATAACGAAAGTTACACTCCAACTCTTAACTTGATGATGTTTGCAACTAACTACAATGTACTTAGAATTATGAGTGGTATGGGAGGTTTAGCATATTCTAATTAATTTCACAATTAAAAATTTTCTATAGGAAATAATATTTCTCGCAGAAGATTTTTATTTTTTTTGTTGACTATTACTAAATGGGTGGCGGTATGATGCAATTAGTTGCTTATGGAAAGCAAGATATATACTTAACAAGTAAACCAGAAATAACTTTTTGGAAATCAGTGTACAGAAGATGTACCAATTTCGCTATAGAATCTATTGTTCAGGATTATAGAATAACACCAGAGTACGGAAACGAAACTAATTTTGTTCTTACTAGGGATGGAGATTTAATTAATAAAATGTATCTTACTCTAACATTACCGGCTCTTACTCTTAACGGGAATACTAGTAGTAATGACTCAGTGGTATTGACATTTGACCATACCAAATTAGCTGACGGTTTGGCTAATATCAATGACGGCAACGGTAAAACTTATTTTACAGCTGCATGGACTGAACACGTTGGGCACGCACTTATCGACGAAGTAGGTATCTTAATAGGAGGACAACTTATCGATAGACACTATGGACTTTGGATGGAAATATGGAATGAACTTACTGTCCCAGAAAGTAAACAAAAAGGTTACGATAATATGATAGGTTATAAAAATAGAAAAGAACTTCCTTATGGAGCTGTTACTAAAAGAAAATTACAAATACCGTTACAATTTTGGTTTAATCGTAATCCCGGATTAGCTTTACCACTGGTTGCATTACAGTATCACGAAATTAAAATTAATGTTAAATTTAGAGAATTTACTGCTTTACCTATTGTAGTTATTAATCGTTCGGATACAGGTAATAAAATTTCAAATAGGATAGACCTTAACTATGTTCAAGGGTTAAGAGCTCAATTTAAAGACAATCATCGACCTAGTGTTGTAGGAAATTTTGTCCCAAAGATGCAAGACCTTAAATTATGGGTTGATTATATTTATCTTGATACTCCAGAAAGAAGAAATTTTGCTATGAATG